ATTGAGTAATCATTTCTCGCATTTTATCAGCGGACATTGTATCCGGACGTTTATGCCAAAGATAATTGTTACGTTCGTGATTATAAATTGCAATGCCTTCAATCAAGCGGTATATTGTGAACTTACCGTCCTCCATGTCGCGAGTGCTTAGTGCATTCTGTTGAAGATATTTTAAATGTGTCATAACAATTTCCTTTCAAACTATACACACAGTATACCTCAGATTTCGGAAAAAGTCAAGCCCCTATTTTGCGTTTTATCAAATTAATTGGCGGAGAGGGTGGGATTCGAACCCACGGTACCTTGCAGTACGCTAGTTTTCAAGACTAGAGCAATCGACCACTCTGCCACCTCTCCTAAATGTCAAAGACCAATCGCAGTACGATATGTCTCAAGAATCATATCTTCTTCCTGCCGAATATGCGCTTCCTTCTTGCGGAGGCGAACAATCTGTCGAGTTGCCTTGGTGTCGAAACCGTCACCCTTCAACTCAGAATAGACTTCCTTTCGGTCTGCCTTCCTTGCATCAAGATCTGCTTCGATACCTTCGATGCGCTCGATGAAGAGGCGAAGTTTGTCAACTGCAATAATATCTGTCATAATAAACTTTCTTGTTAAAATGGATGCCCCTCTAGGATTCGAACCTAAATTGACGGATTCAAAGTCCGCTCTCTTACCGTTAGAGGAAGGGGCAACGCGACTTAGAAACCCAATATACGCTTTATTTAGTCTAAAGTCAATAGTTTTTTTAATTTATTTGTATGGGTCGTAGTTTCTTCCCCATAACCATCCACTCGGTAGACTGAACGATCTTGGGTCGACCAGATGCGTCTTACCGCTCGGTTCAACACACCACTTTCGCACCCGCATACTCTGCATAAGACTCATCTTGCGTCGAGTCTCGTAGGAGTGTCTCCGATTATACATCGGATTGTTCTCACCACGACGAGTTCCCTTCATCGTCCTACTGATCTTCGATCGATGCTCATCTGACAATCCCTTGGCATTTGGGTTTTTATCACCCATCTTTGCCTCGGCAATTCTTTCCCTGCCTTCTGGGGTATGCCATTTATTACGCTGACGAATTACCTTGTCGACGACTTTAGAGATCTTTTGTTGTTTGGATGCAGTAGCGCGAATCAGTTCGATGTTGGTCGTTTGCAGAATCAATTCGCGAGGTTTTGGGACGATGGTTGGATCTTTTACGATCCACAGTTCCGTCTTATGTTGAAAGAGGTAGAACCTCATTTACAATGCCTTTATCAATAAGTGTAAGATCATGTTCTCGATCAATATACTTATATTCGACATTGACGGGTTCAAACTCAGACAACGCACGGAAAACATCTGCAGTTCTCAGCGTGGAACATGTATAGACATCTAGTTGCATCAATGCAGGTTGGACTTCATCCCACACGTGCATAGCAATATGCGATGTTTCGATGATAGTAACTGCGGTCAGACCACGATTACCTTCCATATCTGAATAGATCGCATATGGACCCATCAGTATTTTCATACCGATAGTTGACACCAAAGATTTCATCCAGTCTCGAATCGCTTCTGCGCAAGTTGGAGGATTGTTCAATTCAGCCCTAATAATCAGGTGCTTGTGCTCAAGAATTTGCCCCATAGTTGTTCCTTCCTAGGAGGTGCGGGAAAGAACTTATTTATAAGGATGCTAAAGACTTTTTTGACCGTGACAACTTCTTAACCTCAGGTGCCTTCCATCCAGGAAGAAAGGATTCTAGAACAGTCGCCAACGTTGGATACTTCTCAAGAAGTTTCTGATCCTTAACAAGATCAAGAATTTCTACTTCAGTAGAAACTACACCCTGACAGATCTGCATCCAGATTTCTTCACGACGGAACTGTGCAACATTCTTGGCACTACCTTCTGGTAGCAGAGTAAGAAGTCGGCGGAATTCCTGTGTAATGGTAGTGTCGCCCATATTTTCTGGAAGACCCTCATCCTTAAAAGGAGTCTTACCTTCTGGTAGATTCCATGGACCCTGCTCGTAACCAACACCCCATGCGATAAATCGCATAAGAATAGAGTTGCCGACTGAGATTGCACGAACACGTGCAGAAAGTTCTTCGGTTGTTTTTGCTTCAACTGCCCAGTCAAGAGCCTCGTTGATCTGCTTAAATTTCTTGGGTGCTATTGCCATTTTCAATTTTCTTTCGTAGATTTGTGGTACTAAAATCGTGTCGGCGAGAATTATAGTAGATTTCCATCTGCAGATCGCTGCCTGTAAAATTCTTACCGAAATATTCCTGCCCAATAATGCGAACATCCCAATCATATGACTTTAGTATGTTCAGAAGATCTTCCTCGGTCGTGTATGGAATAATCTGATCGACATACTTGCAACCTTCCAACTGAACCCACCGTTCGAAAACTGACTGGACAGGTTTGTTTTTCTCTGGTCGGTCGATTGTGGGATCAGTTTGCAGTGCTACGACTAAACGATCACACTGTTCCTTTGCTTCCTGCAACATGAGAACATGACCTGCATGAAACAGATCAAAACAACTTGCGGTAATACCTACACGATTAGAACTCATCAACCAACTCAATTAATTGTGTCATACGATTCGCGATAAAATAATTCAAAAGACCAGAACGATCGCCAACTTTCTGCATCTCATAATTATCTATAATACTTTCCTTAATCTCTTCAGGAATACGCGACAGATCAACCAGTTCACGGTTGCGCTGGAAGTTGCGCCACATCTCATCATTGTTGATGAAGTCTTCAGGTTTCTGAGTTTTCCAAAGTGCAAGAGCATCCTTACGAATAGGACGCTGACGATCACCATTGATGAAGGTATCATCGCCCGACAGAATATTAGGAACACCGTCACCCTTATCACCCATGATGATATGCTCCATTAGAACTGCTTCAGGAGTTTCCGTCAACTTAATAAACTTTTTCTGAACAGGAGCATACTGCTTAACGTTGCTCCACTTCTGCAACTGATTGAAGTCATGGTCACCAGAGAGAACAAGGAAAGGTTCAGCGCTGGGAATAAGACCATCAGTGTTCATAGTCTGACTATATTCCGCGAGCACTGCGATAACATCGTCTGCCTCTGCGCCATCGACATCAATCACAGCATATGGGAAGTGTTCAGCAAGTTCAGCACGAATAAGATGCAGTGCTTCGAAGATAGAGTTCCAATCGAATCCACTATCAGCGCGAGACTTCTTACGATTTGCCTTGTAGTTCGGGAAATACTGCCGACGCCAATAGTGACGATTGTCACATGCAATAACCATTTCGCCAAACTCAGGACCAAACTTTTTACGATATGATCGAAGTGCATTGATGATCATGTGCCGAACCAGAGGAACATTTACCTCAACGTCTCGACGACCTCCCAAATTCACCATTAGACTACTGATGGCAGTCTGGTTATAATCTACAACAATCAAGTTTCATTCCCATCATTTAAAGTTGAATCAAGTGCTTTACGAATATCCGTTAACATAAATGTTTCCGGAGTGTCCATCCCACGTTGACGCAAGAACATACCATATACTAAAACAGAAACCACTGCTGCATCAGCATAGAAACTCTCGTGGTCTTTAATACCAAACTTCTCAGTGCATACCTTAGTAATTCCTGCCATAACTGCTTTACCAGCACGTTCGGCATCTTGGTAAGAACTATACTCATCAATCCCCTCTAGAAAATACGAGAGAGATTCTTTGTCTGGATTTGGATCCTCTGACTTTTTCTTAGGATTAAGAAAAGTAACATTATCATTACCATCATTCATCAGAATACCTTCAGGATTAGAGTCGTTGGCGTAAATCGTGCACGCACAGGAGCAGACTTACTTTTAACTGAAGAGTACCATTTTGTCAATCCATTTTTCGGAAGATTAGCAAATTCTTTTACTTGCGTCTCAGGTTTACGAAGCAATTTAGAACTGGAAGTGGAAAGTTGATACCCCACCAGTGATGCACCCTTTACAGTGATACCTCCACCAACTGGACTGTAATACTTATTCAACTTGCGAGTCGCAGTATCGAATGTCCATACTTCACTACAGTTTAACAGATTAATGGGTTCGATGCTGGTAATTCCAAGAGTAGTATCTTCGGGTTGGAACTTGATGTTCCTAACAAGTTTGGTCATATCCTTTGGTTTCTTCTTACGAACCTTAGCGACCTGCCTACTAACATGCGACTTATTGAGGGAAGCAATGTAGGATTCGAGCAACTTTATGATGCTTTTGATTGTCGTCATACCTGTTAGGTGCGCATAACCCTCAAGCAACTGCAACTGCATGTCAGTCAGTTGACCTTTGGGTAAACGACGAACCTCAACCAATTCAGCAAACTCTGCAAGAATTGGTTCAATCTTTTGAACACACTCAAGATAATGCTTATCTGCCATACGATATGGCATTAGAATTTGAGGAATGTTTTTTACATCTTCGCCGATGAGAAGATTCTCGATCTCGTCATTGACATGAGAAGCGATGTAGACACTGGCGATCAAAGGTTTCTTAACAACCTTTTCGACAGTAGGTGCTACTGCGACAGAAACATCTTCATCATCGAGTTTGATGCGCTTATTCGCAGACTCTTCAATCTTTTCCCAGATCTTCAACCGATCTCGTTCATTAAGAGGGAACCCACGCATAGCAATACGAGCAGAATTAGCATAAGTCCGAGGAAGCAACTTGTCAGGGATTTTACTGAGAGTCTTCAGTTTATCCTTATCTTCTTTGAACCAGTCAAAAAGAAAGGCACGACAATCTTTCTGGTCAACAATAAAGTTATACCAATTCAATGCATTGCCATATTCTGACTGATAGTTCTTAGGTTCATACTCCGCAGACCAGATTGGTTCTGCACCCATCATCTTAGAATCAGCAATAGGAACTTTCAACTTATACATAGGTTCACCTCATTCAATTTATAAATTACTATACCCCGTTTCCGTGGAAAAGTCAAGCTATAAATTTCACATTCGTAATTGAATCATACCTGAACGAACGCCATCCTGCGTTTTCGGTATCCCAAACAGGTAGAGCATCAGGGTTCGACACTTTACGTTCAGCGACACTAGTGGTCTTCGGTGGCAATGCAGTTTCCTGCAGAGTGCATCGAATAACTCGAACGTCCCCATTACGTTTTGTGAACGTCACTTCAGCGTCCATCTTCTTGAGGTTCTTTACGAGCATTTCACGATCAATTTCCATATTCACATATTCCTTACATTGTTTTCATCTATAATAATTTTACCATCCCTCCAAGATTTTTTGGGAGGATCTGGAGCAGGTATATCATGGGTAGACATATGCTTTTCCATGGTGAAGAAGTCTGTTGGATTTTCTACCATCACTTCAGTTTTCTTTTTTATTGGTTTCGCCTTTGGTTTACTAACAGGTGGAGTTGATTCTACCTCATCAACCACATCATATTCTACTATACCCGCTTTTTCTTTCTTTGTCAAGCCTAAAATTGAAATATTTGCAGCGATGACTAAAAGAATTGCCAGAGGATCGAACACAAAGATAAGAGTTATGATCATCATGCGCACTGCTTTGTCGACAGTAGCATTATCGCCACTCCCGTAGAACAGTTCTGCAATATATTTGATCGGACCTACTTCTGCTTCGAGTTTAAGATTTTCAGTTTTGAGCGGTATGAGATCAGTCTCAATAGTCTCAATGTTTGTAACCGCCTGTTCAATTTCTTTATTAAGGGACGCTCGTTCCCTTTTCTGTCTGTTTCGAATGAAGTTAGCATCAAGGACATCCTCCGCAGTAGTGAGTCTGTCCAAAGTGTCCAAAGATGTTTGCGCATTCTTTAGTCTCCTCTCTGCTGATTGTTTTTTGCTCTCGAGTTGTTCAATCTTAAGTTGCGCCGAACCACCTACCGTGGTATGCTCAATATGCGCTCTACTTAGATAACCAAACACGCCCATACTTGTGATGAACGACAATACCACGATTGCGATCACAAAGTAAGATTTCAATAATTTGTTGGCAGTGGACCAATTCCGATACACCCAACTCGCAGTTATAAGTTTAGCAAATTCTAGCGAACCACCCATCGCTGCGACAGCAATAGGAGATGCTGGGAAAATTGCCATCAACCCCAATATCGAAAAGTAACCAGCAACTGATGTAATCGCCAGTGCTGCCAATATTAATAGTACTATGAAAAGCATCCAGGTCTCCATTTAGGAAGTTGTAACGTTTTCAAATGAGACAATCGTAAGCGAACGTTCCACATATCATTTATGCATCGTTCGTCGAATCGATACTCCCACTGTAGCAGGTGTTCAACTGCCTTGGCATGCGCTTTGCTGGCATACTCTGCGACAACTTCTTTACGCATCTCACCCACATAATTGGTCACATAGGTGGAACTGCCGAAATACTTTTCGAACAGTTTCTCTGTCTTACATGAATATCCAATATAAAATTTGCCGTCGTCGAAGTAAGTGCAATATACTCTATGCACCTTCTTCGGCAACGGCAGTTTTCTCGGTTTCTTAACTATCATAAATGTCTACTCCGAAGTAGACTTATTTATTCGCCTTCGTGATCAGCGTCAAAATCATATTCTTCTTGCTCAATACCCTCTCCACAGAAAGGACAGTGTAACACTCTATAATATTTGTCATCCATATCATGATCTACAAAGAATAGAGCATTACAACTTGTGCATTCGTATTCTTCATTATCCATTTAAATATCTTCTGTTACATTCTCAATAGTAATATTATTGTTTTCACAATATTCTAGATACTCTGGAGCAATATCCGTAGCGATCATTGCTTTACAATCGTCATAACTTTGGTCATCAGTAAAGGTAAGAATTGTAATGAATTTGTAACCCTGTGCAGTTGGATATGCAAATTGTTCAATTTTATCTCTATTTTGTTGCTGATATTCCTCAAAAGAAAATGCTCCTGATGCAGTGGGTGTTTCCCAATACCATGGAGTATTTAGATTTTCTCTAGTATATGTAATTGTTACACGCTTCATGATGGTTCCTCTGTGTTTCTATATTTATTAAAATAATTATTCAACTGTCCAACTAGATACATCAGTATTAACAAGTATTTTCCTGAAAGAATCAAGTTCTTCTGGACTCTTAGGAATTACAATGTCAGTTCCATTGATATATATTGCTTTTAGATTACCAATTTTAATGTAACCTAATCTTATTTTTGGATCATCTATTTCATATCCAAAGAAATTTTTGCCACCTCTTCGGTAATAAAACTCTTTCCACTGAGAATAAAACCGATTTTGTTTTTCCACTGTGTCTGAGAAGTAGTCAGTAAAATATAGTCTAGTACTTGCGCAATATGTATGCTGGGGAACAAATTGATCGGCAGGACACTCTAGATCATTCGCAAGAAATAACTCATGTGCGTTTCTACCAACATGAGTATAGTGTAACAATAGATCTCCGAAGTTTCCTCCAAAATCAAACAATTTATACCCATCTTCAGGAATCTCTTTAATTACAACATCTGATTTATTAAAATCTAAATTAATAGAAAAGAGACCAGACTCAGAAACTCCAGGAGGTTTCCCCCAAACAACTGCTAAAATAGTTTCTAACCAATGAATTGTATCATTATACTCAGACAGATATGGGTGGAGATATTCATATCCAGGATCATTTTCTAATTCTGGAAAATGAACATGCATCAAATTTAAAGTTTGTCTAAAGTTTTCAGCAGTCAATCTTGTGTTTACGATTTGCCGTAAAACATGTTTATTAATAATATCTGCAAGATTATATAAACGTTCTAATCGTTCATTTATTTTTTCTTCTGTTGCATATCCAGAATAGTGATTGTGTTTACAGCAGTCTTCAATGACATGAGTTGTAATCAATTTTCCCCAGTCATCCACCAGCGGATGATCAATTAAAGAATAGTGTAACTCTATGTTGTCAGTAAAACTGACTTTGAAAATCACGCAGCAACTCCCCAGACATCATCCCACTTACCTGAGAGTGCACCCTTAGCATAGTCGGTGGCACGATTCTCAAAGAAGTTAGTATGTGTCGGAGCATTGATCATTTCCTCAACCCACGGCAGAGGATTCTTCTTGACCTTAAAGATACCCTTGAGTCCAAGACTAATCAGTCGACGATCGCAGATATAACGGATATACTTCTTGACATCAGCAGATGTAAGATCTTGCATCTCACCCATCTCGAATGACAGATCAATAAACTTGTCTTCTAGTTCTACCATCTTCTCAGCGATAGTATAGATCTGTCCCTTTAGTTCGTCATTCCAGAGTTCTCTGTTCTCTTCAACATATGTGCGGAACAGTTTAATCATCGACTCGGCATGCATCGTTTCATCAACGATTGACCAAGTAACGATCTGACCCATTCCCTTCATCTTTCCGTGACGAGGGAAGTTGAGGAGCATAATGAAGGATGAGAACAGTTGCATACCCTCAGTGAATGCACTAAATGCAGCGATATTGGTCGCGACTGATTCAGGAGTTCCATTTGTGTTCGACAAATCCATAAAGTAGTCGTGCTTTGCTCGCATTGAGTCGTATTCAAGGAATTCCTGATACGTTGTTTCTGGCATGCCCAGAGTTTCAATGAGGTGAGAATACGCTGCAACATGTAATGCCTCCCGTGCCGCAAATCCCATCAACATCATACGAACTTCAGGTTGTGGGAAATATGGCAGATAGTTCTTAACATAACCACCAGCAACATCGATATCGCCTTGGGTAAAGAAACGAAAAATGTTTGTTAAGAAAAGTCTTTCATTATCAGTTAGACGCTTCTTCCAGTCATTGACATCTTCTACCATCGGTACTTCGGTGTGTAACCAGTGTGACTGTTCGTGCTTCAACCATGCATCATATGCCCATGGATAGTTAAACGGTTTGAAATACGATCTTTCACTCATTAATGTCATGGATTTCCCTGACCCCTATACTTCTTAAAGTTTTGCTTTTTGCGCTTATTCATTGTGCTTGTTTTAATTTTACCATTACCAATACTAGTACCTTTCTTATAGGTATTATTGAGAGTGTTTTTTATTGTCCCGTTGGACTTTGAACCTTTTGCCATTAATTACTCCCCGCCCATTTGATTAGATCATCATAACCACCGACGTGATGTCCATTAATCCAAATTTGCGGAACTGTTGTTATCCCAGGAACTGCGGCAACTACATCTTCCCATAATACATCTTCACCCACCACGCTTTCAACATACTGAATTTCCATACCAGTCATAAATTCTTTTGCCAGTACACAGTACGGACAATCTGGTTTGGTATAAATTTCTGCAAAAAACTGTGACATGTTTTACCCTTCGCACGCAACACAAGTGTCGCCTTCTATCATTGCCTTGAAGTCGATCTCTTTGATCACTTCTCGTTCAATGCGCTTTGATACCTTATCTGCCTTACCGATCTTCTCAGAACGACAGTAATACATCGTCTTCAGACCCTGTTTCCATGCAAGATAGTGAACAGCATGAAGATACTTGATATTTGCATCAGGACGGAAGAATACATTGAGAGACTGTGCCTGATCAATAAACTTCTGTCTGTCTGCTGCATGCTCAATAACCCAACGCTGATCAATTTCCATGGAGGTCTTATAGACTTCTTTAGTAATATCGCTCATCCAAGTCAGATGCTGAACCGAACCATCATTGGCGATAATTGACGACCAAACGTCTTCATACCAACCTTCTTTGTAATTTGGTGCTTCTGCCTTGACAATCGCGTCAAGATATTTATTCTTATTCAAAAATGAACCCGAAAGAGTATCCTGTCGATACGCATTTGCTCGCCACGGTTCAATCGACGGACTGGTATTGCCCATGATGATTGACGAAGATGCATTCGGAGCAATTGCCTGCATATGGGAGAAACGACGACCAGTGCCAGCAGCATCAGGTGCTTCACCACGTTCTATTCCAAGTTCCAGATTAGCAGTATCGAGACGGTTCTTGATATGCTTGAACACTCTCATGTTCAGACCCTTGGCAACTGCTGACTCCCAAGCAATACCCTTGCGCTGAAGATAAGCATGGAAACCTAGTGCACCAATACCAATAGAACGTTCACGCTTTGCTGAATAGATCGCACGAGCAACCTGCTTCGGAGCATTGTCAATGAAGTATTGAAGAACATTGTCTAGCATCTCTGCCATGTCCTTGAGGAACAACGGATCCTTTGACCATGCATCATAGTATTCCAGATTGACTGACGAGAGACAGCAAACAGCAGTACGCTTCCTGTCCGTCGGGAGAATAATTTCTGAGCAGAGGTTCGACTGATTGATTCTTAGACCAAGATCCTTCTGAAACTGTGGTAATGCACGATTACTCGCATCAATAAAGTGCAGGTAAGGTTCACCTGTCATCATGCGCAGTTCTAAAATCTTCTGCCAGAGATCTTTCGCTGAAACTGTATCGCGAATTTCACCTGACTTAGGATCAGTAAGATCCCAACTGTCGTCAGCATCCTTATCGGTCATACAACGCTCGACGATTTCCATAAATGCATCCGAGATGTTAACCCCATGGTGCAGATTGAGTGCACGCATGTTGGGATCACCAGTCGGTTTGCGCATTTCTAGAAATAACCCAATGTCAGGGTGAGAAATATCCAGATAAGCAGCATAAGAACCACGACGAGTGCGACCTTGACGATAAGCCATAGAAGAAGCATCATAAGTGCGAAGGTGAGGCATAACACCAGTAGACTTGTCATCTGCGGCACGAATACCGAAACCAATACCAACGCCACCACCAAGCATAGACAACCAGTTAGTTTCCGAAAGATTTTCAACTAGTCCCTCCGCAGTATCATCAATAAAGTTTAGAAAGCAACTGATTGGCATACCACGCTTCGATCGCCCAAATGAGAGGATCGGAGTCGCATATGACAACCAGTGCTTTGATGAATATTCGTATAGACGCTGTGCATGTTCAGCATTAGAACCGAACATCTTTGAAACAAAAGCGAACCGATGCTGCGGAGACGTTTCGTCGTCCTTCATGTATGATTCTTGAAGTCGCTGAATACCTAGTTTGTCAAACAGGGAGTCCCGTGATAAGTCAATCTCAATATCCAGATAATTCTCTTTTGCCATTACAGTCCTTGATTCCTCAATACCTTTTCGATGTCAGGCTTAAAATAGGTATCTGGTTTCAGAACCTTGCCATCTTCGCGCTTAATAATCTTTCCGCTGTCGGAAACCTTACTCATATTTGATGCCTTGATTTCTTCCCATACCTTATCAAAGTCAATACCAAGAGTCACGAACAACCCCTGAATAACCCAGACTAGGTCTGCGCCACCATCAGCAACACCACCGATATTTCGAAGAATAAATGCCATAGCAAGTTCTTGCATTTCTTCGTCGATTAGATCAATATATAGGCTCGCTTGCTTAAAATTTTCCTCATTTAATTCAGGAAAGTGCGGAGTTTCGCCAACAAATTGATCAGCAGCAACCATAAAATCAGTAACGTCTTTTTGATAATTCATATTATTTTCTTTCTTGTTCAATGTAGTATTTGTTAATGTAAAAGATCCATTTTTGTTGTCTTCCCAGACAATATCGTCGGCAACCTGCCATCCGAGTTCTTCAAACCCATCCCATTCAATATAGTATTCGTCTGAAACAGCATCATATTTAACGTCTACAGCAACAGGCATTTCTGCACCTCTTCAAGAATGTGATATTTAGGTTCCCAACCAAGTCTGCACATTTCATCGATGTTGGCATGAGTAATTTCTCTTTCACCAACAACATCTTTGAAAGGAACATCTCGGTAACCATAGGTGTCCAAAACTTCACTAACAGAGATCGGTTCATCCGATCCAATATCTACTATACCCGTATATTCGGGATAAGTCAATAGAGTTTCAATCGCAGAGCAAATATCTTCAACATGAGTCCAGTCGCGAAGGTGTTCTGTTTTATATTCAATCTTGTTATTTAGCATCATGTCATAGAACATATCGGGACGACTGTCTGGACCATAAACTGTATGGAATCTCATACCAATCGAGGAATATGTTGCAAATTCTTCCATCGCTTTCTTACTAGTAGCATATGGATTTTTCCACCACTCATACACTGAAGAGGAAGATGCATAGATAACTTTCGCGTCCATCCATTCAGCCCAATCAAAGATCCGTTTAGATGCAGTAACATTGGTATCCCAATAACCCTGCGGATCATCCCAACTCTTGCGAACACCTGCTAGTGCTGCTAAGTGCAAAACCACATCTGGGTCGCCATATGATTCTGTCATTTTCCATTCACGGATATCTCCCTCGTATGGAATTACTTCATGGTTCTTAGAAAGAACACGAAACGCATTTCTACCGATAAATCCCTCGTGACCAGTAATAAGAATCCTCATGGTAGTTTCCGTTCGAACTCTGCCCATGCTGCCATATCATCTAGTGCCTTGATTACATCGGGGAAGTGCTGACCAATAATCTCCCAGCACTGCTCAGCGACAATACGGTGCTCTTTTTGAGTCGCCCTATCCATACGCAACTGGCAATAGTGAACCCATGAACGCAACGAACCTGCCATGATGATAGTTGATTCGGTATTGCCTTCGGGCAGAACAGCACGTGCCTGTTCCTTTGCGATACCGTTTTCAATCGCCCACTCATAAGCATCTAAAGCAGCATCAGTAGCAACAACTTGTCTCATTGCCCATTCTTCGGCCAATGCGTTGTCGTCGGATCCCAATTCCACCGAGTTTTGTCGGTTATTGGTATCCTGTAGTCGTGCTTCTCTAATGACGAATCCAAGGTCTGTAGTCGGGTCTGCATATCTCTGTGAAAATTCTTGGAACGAAAAGGATCGATGGCGAAGAATTTGCCTAGCGATGTCACGAGTTGTTTTAATTTCCATTGATACATGTACCATCTCCAGTGGTGACCAGTGTTGGTTCTTAATAAGATACTGAACCAGTTTAGGTGCTGTTGCGGTGTTGTTCTGGTTTGACGGATTAGATACTCTTGCTGCCCATGCAACCAGTTCATTGGCAGTACTACATTCTGTATACGCACTTGGTTTTGTAAGTCCGATCAGATTTACTTCACTCATTCAACTCTCCATGATGTTGTATTCAATTTAATATTAGTGGGCCAATCGCCTTCAGTATAAGATTTATCATGAAATCTCAACTCGTTTGTAGGCATAATACAAAGTCTGCCGTTGTCTAGTTCTATAAACATAAACTCCTTAGACTGCGATGGATGCATACTGTAACCATCGTTCATAGGAATGGCAGTAAACAGATAGCGACCAAACTCTCTAGTACTACGAATCTCTGCTCGCTGACTGTTCAGATAATCATAACGAATAACTGAGAACTGATCACCATAGCAATCCCATACTTGAGTGTCATCGAGAGACCAGAACTCTTCTGGGTCAGCAGAAAATGCTAGAGCATGCGGAGGAACACTACGCCAAACAGCACCACACTCAAGCATAACATGACACCCCCATGAGTGTCCAGGTTTTGAATGTAGTGCAAACCAAACACAGGGTTCAAAGGTATATGGTTCTACATCTTTACGAATGAACGATGAGTCTACCCAACAGTAGATATGATGCGGTAGATTTCCCGACCCAGTGTAAAGCATTACTCAACCTCAAATTCTTTGACCTTTTGGAACTGTGCCCTACTAACATATCCAACACCCAGAAGATGATCTACACGATTGGATGCATCGGCATAATCGATATACGTACCATCATCGAACCACCACCAACGGTCGAGACCAAGCAACCAGCGAGGTTCGCGGCGATACTCTACCAACCACTTACCGTCTGTGCGATGAATGCGCAACTTTGTGATTCGAAAATGATCGAGTTCTACGCCATATTCATTAGCGACAAGTTCGCTCATACTTTCCTCCACATCATATACTTTGCCTTTGCAGATAGTCCTTGAAACGTATTATAATTTATAATACCCTGAATTTCATCAGAAGTCAACCCATTTTCAATCATTTCATTAATATCTTTTCCTGGAACATCTGGCCAAATTACCAGTTTGTATCCCATATCGATATACTTATTCATTAATTTACCGACTTCTCGGTTCTTTGGTTGATTGTCGAAAATAATTGTTATGTTTTCTTTTGGGATCGAGAGTTGATCAATTTTTCCGAATGAGGTTCCAGCACAAGCAATAGAATTATTAAGAAAAAGGGAGTCAAGAGGCCCTTCGACGACGAGTACTTCTTGTGTAGGATCGACCTTATCCAATCCAAAAATCGATGGCGCATCTTCATCTACCTTAATGTTAATATAACGTAATGACTCGCCTCTGATTCCACGAAGACTAACAACAAGGAGTTTACCAGTGCCATCAAAAAAAGGAATCGCGAGTCGCGGTTCAGTCGTAATGATCGAGTTTTTATATTTGTCATTAAGTTGTATGACATCTTTAACATTAGGTATGAAATACAACCTATCAAAAGCATCGCGAGGGATCCTGCGGTCAGTAACATATTTAATCACCTCGTGGTCATCTGGTAGTGTGTCAAGTCGATCCATAATCGAGTCGAGTAGTTTGGGTTCTGGTTTCTTTGTAAACTTGGGTTCTTCAAACTTTAGAACTGATTCTACAGTTTTATGAGAAGTCTTATTGTGAGCACCATCTGCATATCGTTCCACGACATATTGACTGTAGAGGGTAGCATCAAAGTTCTTGAGGAATGTTCCAAAATGCTGACTCACACCACACTTGTGACACTTATAATACAGATCGTTCTTACCACGATAGAAGTATCCTCGTGCTTTACGCTTCAGACGTTGCGAATCGCCACAGATTGGGCATCTGCAGTTAAATAGATCTTGGGTTTTCTTTTTGAAATTCTCGAGTCGATACGAAATCGAATGGAGATACTTGATATCAATATATAAACTCATAATATAGTTATACCCCTAAACAGGGTAGAAGTAAAGGGATTTATTGAAAAAACTTTAACAATACAGGAAGAATTTTTGTAATTAGTGCACCCAGTACCAACCCACCACCGATCATAATATACTTGGTTCTTTCCAATTGGTCAATACGTTTTTTGTTTTTTTCTTCTTCTTTATCGACCGAACCTTTAAGTTCTTTGATCGATGCCATGATTTTGACTTCAGTCTGATCAACCTTATCCGAGAGTTCTCTCGTTGTGGTTGTAATCCGAGAATGTAGTTCTTTATTATTCTCAATAGATTCTTTACGATGGGCTTCCATCGCATCGTAGAGATCCTGATTTACAGTTTCTTGTCCGCTTAGTTTTAAATCATGCACGGCAAGCATCTTATTGATAGAGTTAGAAACATCAGTCATCTTTTCTATTACGGTATCCAGACGAGCGAACACGACCTGCATTTGTTTCAGGTCGTGTTCTAGAATCGCGACTTTAGTTTCTAACTCAGGCATTTACTTTGCTTTTGGCTTGCGGATTTTCTTGACTACTTCTTTAACAACCGCTACTTCTGCTTCTGCCTTGTCGACAACCGCAGTAAGTTCAGCAACGTCTATTTTACCATCTTTATTTGTATCTGCAAAACCGAATAGAGTTTTGATGAGTTCTTTAATTTTGTTAAACATATCTATGTTATCCCCATGCTGCGAATTGTTTTGTTTTCTTAATACGATCATCTAGACCATGCGTACCACCGTTTACACGACGAGTAATCTGACCTATAACTGCATCGGTAACACCCTTGTCAGCGATTACGAACAGACCGTTCTTATTGAAGAACCATAGTGCTGATTCGAATGCCAGTTCGGTTGCAACGATGTCAGGATTTGTTAGAACATCAGGACGACCAATCGACTGCGAGAATGCAGTATAGTTGTCCTTACCAGTTAACTGAATTGGTCCCCGTCCACGAAACTTATATCCATCACCTGAAGATTCTGGACCATTGCCCATACGATTAGCATAGACTTTGTTGGCAATCTTCTCTGGTTTACGAGCGTAACCAGCAGTCGATGCGATTGTCGGGAAGTACTTCTTGAAGATACCATTCAGACCCTTGTCCGAGTAGTTTAGGTTTTCTGAGAACACCTTGAAACCACCTGACTCGTGTGCGCACTGACCGAAGAAGTGTGCTGCCTGTGCAGTTGAGAGTTTGTAGTAACCCTTGGCACCCTTGAAAGTTCCTGGACCCCACTTACCATCGGCAGTAATACCACACTTAGTCTGAAGTGCTTCCATTGGACCAAGACCAGCAGTAGATGCTGCCTTTGGTGCTGCCTTAGCAACTTTTACTGCTGCTTGAACAACAGGAGCACCTGCTTCTCTTGTAGTTGAAGGATCAAAGTCAGCAACAGGTGTATACTTTGTGCCACCTGCCTTAGACTTGGTAGCAACCAGACGCTGCTTGCGGTTTCCACCTTCCTTCTTAATTGAAGCATGGACCCAACCAGAGTTTTTGTCACCAGCAGCATAGAATTCTAGGATGACTTGGTCAAACTCTAGATTGTCTGCAACCCAGTCAGCAACTTTCTTGTTGTCAACACCCTTGACTTCAAAGTCAATTGCTTGACCATTAACGTGCTGGGATGTTTTCGAACCACCAACTGCCTTATTGACTAGTGGTGCACGATATGAGGAGTTGATTGTTACTGGACCAAACTTAGCACGAACAGGTTCGAGAATCTTTTCGCAGCAGTAGCGCATGTTCTCAATATGTTCAGCAGTAGGTGTGTTAGGAATACCAAGACGCTTTGCGGTTGGCGAGACGGTCATTTCCTCTAGGGCAAAATGTTCAGTTAGTTTTGTCATATATTACCCCTTAGAATGGACCGAAGTCGTCGTCGCTGTCTTTATACTTATCGATCGCTGCCATCAGTTTGATTTCAGTATCTGCCTCGATCGACTCTGCCTTGGCATGTTCAGTGTGCGCTTCTGCGAGATGCTTATAGTCTGTCTTACCGAGTTCCTGAACCTTGACGTTCGGATCGAATTCGGCAACCTTCATATTCATCATCGTAGCGAATGCGCCAACAAATGCACCGACAATCATCGAGAATGCTGGACCAATAATCTTAAAGATTTCATTGTTGTCAATAATATCATTTGGCATAAACATACCAATCAACATC